TTATTCCTCGCCAGGGTGGTTCACCAGTGGCACGCTCAGATCATAGGTGTCCATCATGCTCGCCGATCGATGGCCGCTGGCTTCTTGTTTTTCGTGGCGGGTGCCTTTGGTGTCGGTGATGCCGCGACGCTTTAGGTCGTGAAGGCCAAAGCGCTCATCCTCTGTAATGATTTCCTCTTCGATGGCCAGCTTGATCAAGCGCTGCCAGGCAGTGTCTAGGCTCGATTTGCGTAGCTCGCTGCCGTCGGCCGCCACGATTAGTGGACGGTTTTCTGGGTGCATGGGCACCGGCCTGCCTTTGGTTTTCCAGATCCCTGCTCGGCGCTCGGTGGCGGCGGTCCAGGCAGCGGTCAATCTTGGGTACCAGCGAACGACGTTATCTCGGGAGCCTTTGCGGCGGTTAGTCATCACGCCGTCGGCTGTGCCGTTGGCATCGGTCAGAGTTACGACCTCGATACCACGCAATCGGCAAATATAAGCCAGCTCCATCACAATCCAGAGATAAGGCGCGCACGCGCCTTTTTCGCCGCGAGTGCGCTGGCCACGCTGCTGAGCAAACTCGGTTAGTCGAGCGATGGTGGCCAGATCCGGCAAACGGCGTTGCTTTCGCTCTTTGGCAGACTCCACGCCCTGAGCTGGGTTGCTGTCGCAGTAACCGCGATTGATACCCCAACGAAAAAGGCGACGCAGATAGCGCAACAAGTGGTTGGCCTTAGATGGCGTGCCTTCAGCGGCGATTTTGTCGACCAGACGCTGAACCAGCGCCGGTGAGAATTGCGACGTTGGCAGATCCCCCAGAGGCTTGCCCAACTTGGTGGGCATTTCCAGCAGTGCCGCGCGGCAGTATTCGTAATCCTGCTGAGTTTTGATGGCCAACTCTTTAAGCTGTGCCGATTCGTGAAACTGTTTGGCTAGGTAGCGCAGGGTGCGGCGATCTATGCCGCTGCGTTGCTCCATGATGCGGTGAAGCTCTGACAGTGTGGCATCGGCACCGGCGATTCGCTCGGTTTTGAGCTTGCCTGCTTCATCGCGGTATTGAACATACCAGCGGCCCCGGCCGCGCTTATCAAAATATACTCCGTTCGGGAGCTTTGACTGGTTAATGTGTGCCGGTATATCGAGGCTATGTTTTCGCGGGCGTGTCTTCATAGTATGTCGCTAGGGCTTAGCTCTTTTCCCGGGGTGGCTTCAATGCCGCCCGCTTTGTTAATGAGGTCAATGGTTGTCCATGGGCCACGGCGGCCATTAAATACGACCACACCTTGTTCGCGCAGACAGCGAGCCGCATCGGCGGGGCGCTGATAGCCGGTGATGGCTTTTAGCTCATCGCAGTCTAATACGTTTTTTAGGCTCATCGCTTGCCCCTTGTCCGCCAGTGGTTGAAGCGATTGCGAATCATGCGAAACGATTGGCGCGCGGCTGGGTTGCTATCTAACTCCGCGCGGCTGGTAATTTTGCAGGCAGCACACAGCCAGTCGCGGGCGTCTTCCTGGTTATGAGTACCATCGGGCAGTTCACTTTCTGTCAGCCCAAACTTGGCTCGGCGGCGGCGGTCCAGGTAGAGCTGGAAGGCACCATCCTGGCAGAGCATGGCCGCTTGCCTTGCTACGGTGCCGCCCTTGGGCGGTGATGCGTTCGGAGTCCCCATTGTTTTGCTTCCTGCTTATGATTGACTGTTTTGCGCATTAAGCTGCTCAATATCTGATGCTTTTCTGTTTTTTTGAGCAGTTAAGTTCACATCGTTAATCTAAAAGCTAAAGCGGTGCACGAAGCCTATGGCGCTGGGATTGTCTGTTTTGTTTATCTCGATCGCTTCGCGGACCTCTATTACCTCGATGCGGGGCTTAAGGTTGCTCGCGATACTGATGCCCAGCTGGAAGGCGCTGCCCACGCAAAAGGCGAGAACCGTAAACTTGATGACGTAGCGCCACTCTTTTGGTATCGGGTTTTTCATCGCTTACCGTCCTTGCTTCTTTTTAATTTCACGAATGCCCTGGCACTCGATGCAGGTGGTGGCCCAGGGCGCGGCTTTGCGGCGTTGGGCGGGGATCTCGTAACCGCAATCAACGCATTCATCGTTGGTGGCTTGGGTGACGAGCGTAGCTCGGCGGGCCAGTGTGGCCTCCAGGCTTTGTTGAATGGTGACCGCTGCGCGGTCGGCGTTATCTGCCATCGTTCTTCCTTGGATTAACAAAGTTCGGGCGGGAAGTGCTCTTCCTGCTGGGTAGGTGTGGAGGGCGCGAAGAGGTTTCGCGCGGCTTCTATGGCTTCTTGGCCTTCTCGGAAGGCGTCTTCCGCTTCGGCTCGGTAAATTTCTGAGCGCTTCCACTCTTCGAGACGTTCGCGCTGGGCTTTTTTCTCTTCGGGAGATGGCTCTCGGGGCTGGATATCTGGCCCCTGCGTACAGTTAGTGACACGAGTCCAAGGGGACGCGGCTTCGCCGCCTCCCGTAACCCCCTGGTGGCCGCGCGACTTACTGCGCACTTGCCAGCGGTAAAAGCGGGTTAGGTATTCGTGTTCGTTACCCCGACCATCGGAAACCACAATGCCGAAGGTGCCCAGCTTGCTTTCGCCGTGGCGGCCTTTGGCTTCCACGCCTTCATGCACTTCGCCGGTGGCGTGGCTAAATTCAAGGCGGTCGAGGTCTACTCGGGGCATCGTCCACGGCTTAACCGGGCGCTGTTTGCGGGGCAGGTTGGGGCCACCCATCAAGCGTAAGAATTGATCCCACTGGCCGGAGTTAGCCGCCGCGCGGATCTTCTCCAAGCGGCCGGCAATGCGTTTTTCTGGTCGGGTGGCGGCTTCCCAAGCGGTTAGCTCATCAATGTGCTTTTCGTTCAGGCGGCGCACTTCACGCCACACGGTGACGCTAGGCAGGCCAACGAACTGAAACTGGCGAATGCCCCACACGGCCGCCCACGACTCGATGCGCGGTGCGCTGCTGTTGAGGTCATGGCCATAGCGGTCTTTGTCATCGTCTTGCACACCATCGCGGGTGAATTGTTCGCCGTTAATGTTCTTTGAGATGTACTTGGCCACGTGCCCCGCAGCGGTGCCGCGTCGATAGTCGATTTTTTCCACCTTGAACCGAGCGGTGGTTTTCTCGCCACGGCGGTCGTAAAGCTCTTCGGGGGTATCCGCTTCGGCGTGGCAGCGTAGAATTTCGTTAACGGTGTCGGCGTGCTCAGGGGCAGTCCATATCAACAAATGCCAATGGGGCGTGCCATCGTGGTGGGGTTCCACCACACGGATGCCATAAACACCGATGTTTTCGCGGGCAAGCTTGGCGCGGGTGCGCGCCCATACCTGCTGCAAATAGGCTTGTGCTTCACGCGGGGTGCTGCCGTCATACTTCGGGTTACGGGCGCTACTGCGAGAAAGCACCGGGTGAAAACGGCTAGGCGCGGTGATGGTGTAGAACATGCCCACATGCCCTAAGCGACGGGATTCCACTTCCGTATCGCGGATGCGCAGCATTAATTCAGCGCGGCGATGGTCAGGATTGGATAAGCCCAATTCGGCAAGTTCAGCCAGCGTATAAACCTGACCTTCCTGATTGATGGCTTCCAGTGCTTCCAGCAAAGCGCGGTTGCGGTTCTTCTGGGAGCGGCGGCGGTCGAGTGTGACGTTGCTGCAGTAAATACCTGCGCGTTTGTGCACACGGTGCGCTTCGCGCTGCACTTGCTCCAACCGGCGACCACCTAAACGGCGCAGTTGCCGACGCCACCAAATAGGGTCAGTTAGCTTGGCCAGTTGCACGCTGCTTTTCAGCTTCAGGCTAGGCGGGTTAATGCCATGCAGGCGCGCCCGGTGGCGTGCCTTTTCGAGCGCCATTTCATTGACGACGGACAGGCTCATAACTGGTGCGCGGTACCAGTTGAACACTGCCATCAATGGAATGACGCCCAATGGCGGGCTTAACGGGTTACGGGAATCGGCTATCTGCAACGCGATTTCACGCGCTTGGCCGGAAAGGGTGCGCGCCTTGGGTGTTTTCAGGTTGAGAGGAGGTGGCAGCAAGCCTAAGCGAAGGCGACGGTTATGTTCAGCGATGCCGCCGATCAACTTGCTACGTTCGCGCTCGATTGCTGTGGCTTGGGCTTCTGCGTGATTGATAACCGCTTCATCGTCGTGGGTGACGTTCAAGCCATGAACTACCAAGCGTTCTTGCACGCTGGCCAACCACTGGCACGCCTGCTGTAACCCTTCGATGGTCGTGGACGCACGCTTCACCATGGCGTTATAGCCACGCTCTAGATCAGCTCCCATCGATTCAAAGCGGCGGTAGATGCTAGCAGGGTCTACCAGTTCGGTCGCGTTGCGCGCTAACCACCGGTTGCCCGCTGCATTACCGTGGCGCTTGGCCACATGCACAAAGCCGCCCGCCAGTGTTTCAGCGATGCTAGGTAGTGGCGCCCAAAAGTTAGCCTCACGCCATACGCGGCATTCGCGGGTGCCAAAGCTCTGGCTTTGTTCCAGCGCGCTCATTTAGCACCCAACTGGGCGGCGGCAATATCGACTTGATACACTTTTAATACATGCTCTAACTGCATTAACTGCTTGCTGATTTTTTCCAGTTCGCGCTGCAGTTCTGCCGCAGCCATCTGATGCCCGCGTTCGGCTAATGCGTTGGCTAGCTCTTCAAAGCGCACCTTGGTGATGAACAGGTTGTCCATGGTGGTTTGAATATTCATGCCACCCCCTTTTCGATCAGGCTGAGCCAGTGCAGGGCGGCCTTGGTGTTGCCTTCCGCCAGGGCTTGGCGGGCGTGGCTGGCCAGTTCGGCGCTTGGGTGCTGGGTGCGGTTGCGCAGTTGATCTTTCAGGCCGGTGGCGTAACTGCTCATACGGTGAATGGCCGCGCGCACTGCATCGCGTTCGGGCTTGGTCATCTGGCTGATTTGCTGCGTCGCGTCTACCTGCAGCCCTGCGCTTTTAAGCACAAGGCGGCGCTCGGGAAAGTTGAGATCTGCCCAGACCTCGACTAGATCTTGATCTGCTACGCGGCTGTGCAGCTCGGCGCGAAGTTTGCCAAAGCCCGCACGGTCGGTTTGAACGCGGGGCGGTGTTTGGCGGGCGGGGAGTGGGGTGACGTTGGTCATGGCTGCCTCTCTCAGTGCTTTTGCTAAGGGCTTAGGCTCAGTGCTCTAAAACAACAGGGCGGCGGGTATCGGCATCGACCACCTGGGCAAGGCCTGCATCGCGGGCTTGCTGAATCATGCGGCTGAGGTCGCGGGCGGTGAACATGACTGGGCATCCGCTTCCGTCACGGAAGATAACGACGTGTGAGGTGCTGGCATCGACATCAATGCGGGCAGTTTCATTAACGCTATCGAGGTCGGCATAGGCTTGAATGCTGGCCACTTCGGCATTGGCTTCTGCGATGCCGTAGTCGTTCACCAGCGTGCCGATGGTGATGCGCAGCGCTTCGGCGCGGCTGTCCCAGCGGTGCTTCCATAGCAGCTCTGTGGCCAGATCGAAGGGGGCTTTTGCTGAGTTAATCGGTAGTACGTTCATTTTCTCGCTTCCTTTTTGGTTTGATCTTCTATACCCAAACGCATCTGGCCTTGTGCCTCCAAGCGTGCGTGCCGCTTGAACCAAGGTGAGTACGGAAGATTCACCTTTGGATTTGGCCGGAAACTGGGTGCCAGTACATGCTTCAACGAAAGATCTGCTGTGGTACGGAACCCACAACCGAACACGTTGCTACAGTGCAGGTAGAGCACTCGGAAAATAGGTAGATGCGTCTTCGAAGTTCGCACCCACATATGTGATCCGCAGTGAGGGCAGTCGAATCGAAGTCGACTGTCCTGGTTTTCTACGCTTTCTGTTGCTTCTCCTTCGAGGTATTCCCCTTCGACGGAGCCTTGTTTCACATCGGTTTTTTCAGTCACTCGGCCCCCTTATTTCGTAGAGGGCGCGGCCTCTTCCGGTGAGGCTGGCCGTGCCCTTTCGTAGTCGGCGGCGGGCGAGCCATTCGGCGGCTTGGTCTATCGTTTCTAAGCCTTGCTGTTGCCGCACCGCCTCCAGCTGGCGTTCTAGTTCGTCATCCAGCGCTAGGTGGTTCTGGGGCATTTTGAGTGCTCCTTTTAGGCCTTTTTTGTGCCTGCTTTTACGACGCACGCTGGCCCATACTGGTATTCACGATGTCGCTAACGCCGAGTGTTTCGAGCGCTTCTTTCAGCACCAATTGGCGCAGCAAGGTGGCTTTCGACATGCCGGTGTAGTCGACCAGGGCGTCAATCAACTTGGCTTCGTAGTCGTCCAAATTGATGGCGGCATAGCGTTGACGGATGCGACGGGTGTCTTGATGCATGACGGCGTTCCTTATGCAGAAGCACGAACAACGGGTTAATCGGCGATGAGGGTTTCTTGGTCGTATTGGGCGATGCCGCGCAGCATGAGCATGCGAGCGGTGGCCGATTTTGATCGCACTTCCAATTGCTGGATCCGCTCGAGGTCCGCGCACTCGGTTTCCGTGAGGTAGGTCATCACGGCCTGATCGCAACCTTTGGGGGCATAAATCGGCTTTGGGGTAATGGTGTTAGCGGTGGCCATGGGTTAGGCTTCCTTAATGAAGTAAAAGACTTTTAAAGGGTCGAGTTAGTGCAGCAGCTTGCCGCTGTTGACCTAGGTGGTACTGGCTTTGTGAGTAGCAGGTGTGGCCATGGCAGTGGCTTCCTTTTATTCAGTTTGGATCGGAGTAGTTATGGAACATCGTTACCTTGAGGGCGTGGCAGTGCCGCGTTTTGACCACACGCTGACCGAAGCCCTGCTGGAAGACGCGGCCCGCGATGAGGGCGGTGCCCCCAAGCGCCTGGGTATCGAAAACGGCGCGCGGAAGGTGTATCGGGTGTTCACCGTGTATGGCCAAGCTGAGCTTGAGGCGGCCATGGAGGAGCTAGCGTTGATGGACTTCACGGCTGTTCTCCTCGCGAGTCACAACTCATCGCCTGCGGATGAATGGGATCTCCGTTTTCGCCCTGATCCCAGCATCGAACACAGACAGCGCCCCGAGCCTTGAGGGCCTGACGTTCAAGAAGTGCCAGCTGTTCCTTGCGACGTCGGCGCAATTCGGCCCAAGGGCAGGGCGTGGAATGCGAGGGCTCATCCTTGGATGATCCCGCCCTATTGAGCAAGCCCAGCCCGATGTGCAGCGCTGATGCAAGCTCGTCGGCAATGCCTTCGAGCGAGCCGTGATTGGCGCGGTGCTTAGCCAGATCGCCAATGGCTTCCGCAAGTACGCGGTTGGCCAAGGCAGTTTGAGATGGTGATAGCGGTGGTATAGCAACAAGTTTGGCCATGGCAGTGGCTCCCTTGCAAAGTGTTATGAAGTAAAAGACATGAATAGAATGGTTCATAAAAATGAACCTGTCAATAAGGATGGTTCATATAAATGGTCATCGGTGAGCGCCTGAAAGAAGAGCGAGAACGACTTGGGCTTAGCCAAACGGCTTTGGCTGAGGTCGGAGGTGTAGGTAAAACGACACAAATTAAGTACGAAAAAGGTACAAGTCGTCCCGATACTGCTTACTTATCTGCGGTTTCTGATAGAGGCGTTGATATTCTCTATGTGCTCAAAGGGAAAAGATCAGATACCGCACCAGTCGATGCCTTTAAGGTTTCGTTTGGTGAACCTTCGGCGGATCATTCGCCGGTCAAGATGTACGACATTGAAGCGGCCGCCGGGGCAGGGAGAAGCTTTGAAGGCGAGCCGGTGAAAACTACGCTGTACTTTTCCACTGCCGAACTAACCGAGCAGGGGCTAAACCCTGACCAGGTGGTTGGCGTGAAAGTGCGCGGTGATTCAATGCTCGGCACCCTAGACGATGGCGACTGGGTGTTGGTGGATCGCAGTAACCGCGACCCGAAACAGGAAGGTGTGTTTTTGCTGCTGGTCAGCGGTGAGCGCCGAATCAAACGGGTGCAGCGCCTAGCAGGGGGCGCGCTGTATTTGATTAGCGACAACGACCATTACCAGCCGGAGATGATCAAGCCGCAGGATATGCATGATGTGGAGATTCTAGGGCGGTGTGAGATACGGATTGGGCGGGTTGTTTAACTGTAAAACCATTAATACATAAAGGCGGTTTTGAGATCGCTGAGAAATAAAACAGGGAGGTGGGGAATGAAAAAAATTAGCATTATTGCAATGGTAGCCGTCTTTGCCAGTGTGTTTTCGCTAACCGCCTTGGCGGAAGAAACGCCCGAAGAGCTTATGAATGAAGCCCGAGGGCTTGTTTCTATTGGTTTTGATATGTCGGAATACAGTTCTTCTTCCAGTAACAGCGATGTAGCTCAATGCATGGATATGATGCAGGAGCATCAACCCAGAGCTGAAGAGCTACGCTCACGGATTGCTTCGCTACCTTTCAGTGTTTCTAAATCAAACTTGGATATGGCCGCTATTGATTTACACCGCTGCTTATCCTGTGTGCCTGATGCTGTTTCCAGCTGTGAAGCTGCTGAAGCTTTAGTTGATACTGCTGAGCAATATTTGAATTGATTCTTTCGGGCTAGCGACAACGACCATTGCCAGCCGGAAATGATCAAGCCGTAGGATATGCATGATGTGGAGATTCTGGGGCGGTGTGAGATTCGGATTGGGCGGGTGGTTTGATTAGATTAATAGTATTTCTTTATTCCTATTTTATGAAAGTATTTTGACAGGATGAATAATATGGCAACCACACCTAAAGGTAAAAGAGACACAATTTCTCTAGACCTGTTAAAATTTGATCCAAAAAATCCACGGTTTGCTAGATACTTCGGCGATCATGAGCAGCCTGAAGAAGAAATCGTTGATCGCATGATTCGTCGTGAAAATATTTTAGAATTAATGGGGTCTATTTCCGAACAGGGATACTTTGATGGTGAGCAACTTTTAGTTACTCCTGATTCTGAGGGTAATTACATTGTTGTAGAAGGTAACAGAAGGCTATCTGCCCTTAAACTTCTAAATGGAGATATTGTTGCAAAGAAAAATAAAGCTTCAATTGACGAAGTTATAAGAGATGCGAAGCATAAGCCTAGTAAAGTGCCTTGTCTTATTTTCAAAGAAAGAAAAGACATATTAAGGTATTTAGGCTATAGGCACATAACTGGTGCAAAGCGGTGGGACCCTCTTTCAAAAGCTATGTACGTTAAAGAGCTAAGAGATACTTTTTACAATGATTTATCAATTCATGAGCAGTGTAGATTAATAGCTAAAGAAATAGGTAGTAGATCTGACTATGTTGCTCAGATATTGACAAGTCTTAGGATTTTGAGTGTGGCTCAAGATGAAGATTATTTTGGTCTTGCTGGTCTTAAAAGCGATGATATAGATTTTGGCGTTTTGACTACTTCTATTTCCTATAAAGGAATTACTGATTATTTAGGTTTGAAGAGTAGGCTTGATGTTGAGGCTGAAGGGTTAAATAAAGATAGCCTGAAGAATTTAATGTCTTGGATGTTTGTTCAAGATCAACTAGGTGAAACTATTCTGGGTGAATCGCGGAATTTAAGAAAGCTTGCAGCTATAACCGTAAAAGGAGGAGATGCGATAGAAATATTAAATAAAGAAAAAGATATTGATTTTGCATTTATGCATACAGAAGGTCCTTCGCAAGTGCTTAAAGACTTGCTGGAAACTGCGTTGAAAAGTATTGATCAAGCTTTTGATATTATTTCTAATGTTGATGATTTAGATAAAGATCATAGCTTTCTAATAAGTTCAATAGATGAAAAAACAGCTGCTCTAGCCTTTACTGTTTCACGAAGAAATAAAGGTTATTAAGGAGCTATCTATATGACTAATGCTTTAGGTGAATTGATAGTGGGCTATACTGAAGTGCCCAGCCAGACTCATACATATTTGTGGGCCGATTATGTGGAGTTGTTGTGTGTTATTAGTCAAGATAAATCATATAGTATAGGTCAACATGATGATTTGTCTGGAGAGTTTGAGGATGTCAGAGTGGACTTGGATGTCGGCTATGGAAGTGGGGATTTAAATTTTGACGACAAAATTAATATTAAATGGGCTGATATAAGTAAGGTTTTAAAGATCAGGAAAAAACAAATACCTGATTTTTGGCCCTTCTCTTTTGAAGATGATTTTTTAGAACTTGATCTAGAAGAAGGTAATAAAAGCCATCAAATGTATCTTTTTTTGTTGGTATGTTCTGCTTTAAAGTACTGCTCAAAAACAAAAATAAGTAATGTGACAGGCGCTTTTGAAGAGCTCGGCTACTTTGCTTTAAAAAAAATATTGCCTGGCTGGGAAGTTAAACCTTTTGGTGCTCATCAGCAAACAGGCTTAGGTTATGTTGGAACCCTCGGCAATAAAATGCATTCGCTAGCTAAGGATATTTATCCTCGGTATGTAGCTCCACTGTCTGACTTTGATCCACAAGATACAGGTGACGGTGGTTTGGATGTAGTAGCTTTTATGCCTCTTGGTGATGCTTTAGGCCACATCCCTGTTATATTTGCTCAATGTGGTTGTTCTCCCAAAGACTGGGAAAAAAAACAGCTAGAAGCAAGTCCTGCTTCGATGAATAGTATGATTACACCTCAGCACCCTGCGGCTAATTTTTATTTTATGCCGCATGATATGAGGAATATTAACGGTAAGTGGAATAGAGGTGTAAGGATCGGTGACGTTATTTTAATTGATCGCAAAAGAATTCTGAAACTACTGTCTGATGTAATTGATGATATTGAGATTCCAGAAGCTGGTAGGATCGCTCAGGAGCTTTGTAGCATGAGTGTTTCTTATTTCGAATGATTAGCTCCATATATCAGGCAGCGCCCGTGCCACCGATTCGAATAAAGGGGGGGGGACTGCATTGCCTACTACTTTGTAGCGCATGCTCATGCTGCCTGATTTGTGTTCTGGAAAAGCTAAGTCCTCAAACCCCTGCAACTTAGCTGCCTCACGATAGCTAAAACGACGCGCTGGTCCATCGTTTATGAAACGCCACACATTATGCTCGAGCTTCTCCAGTGGTGGGCTCATGGGATGAAGAGGCATGTGTCTTGGGTTAGCCACAATCGTTTTCGATTGTTCTGACCAATCGTTACGACGGTTTCTGGACAGATAATACCAGTGAAAATCTAGGTCGTAGAACTCTCCCTCTGGCCATTCAGGCATACCACCAATGGCATCATAAATCGTTGCTTTGGCAGGGCTGCCATTTACACCATGGGTTGGCTGCGGAAAGGCGTACTCGATACCAAAATCGTCTCTAATACCGACAATAAAAATTCTCTTACGCTCTTGGGCAACGCCAAAATCAGCTGAATTAAGCACTTGAAAGGAGACGTTGTAACCAGCTTCAGTGAAGACGCGTATTTGGTCTTGTAGTAGGTGGGCGTAATTCTTACGCACCATGCCAGATACGTTCTCAACAATGAAAGCTTTGGGCTTGATCTGCCTTAACGCACGAGCAAACTCAAGGTAGAGGGTATTAATTTGTCTGCCAGCATCACGCACACCGCCTTGGCTGAACCCTTGACATGGATAGCAGCCCACCAGTAACTCGGCATCAGGAAAATGTTCTATGTTGCTTATGCTTCCAAGGCGGTAATCAGTCTCTGGGTGGTTGTGCTCATATACTGCCTGCGCATAAGCCAGCACATCGTTGGCCATCAGCACATCAAAGCCAGCATTGATAATGCCAGCGTCTGAGCCTCCGCAACCTGAGAAAAGTGACACTGCTGTTGGCATGACGTCGTCCTAAACCTTGACTCCCTCACGGGATGATGGTGTTCATAAAGGGGTGCGATTCTAACGCTCTCGGCGTTGTAGTCATACACCCATTTCTTTATTGCACTGCGTTATTGCGTTATTTAACGCTATTTTAGTACTTGTTGAGCTACATGGCCACCTCCTTTCCCTTGGCCTATAGCGAGGTCTACGGCTAGTGCAGCTTAGCTGTCAGGGAGTTCTTTTTTAGGCATTTGTAGCCGCAAGCTCTATATCCCCTATCGGTTGCTGGTATTTTATACAGTATTATGCCTGTGGGAAGCGACAGGTAAACGCTAATATACGTCGCTGAATGTGGAGCTAGCACAGGGCATGGATTATGCGCGTAAATTACTTAGGGCCTGCGGTGATGGGGGTGGAGCACCCCGCGATAGCAGAGATGGACAAGCGGCGGTTTTCGCCTAGCTGTTTTCTGGTGGAAATCAGCGACGAGGCCCACCCAGGTGGGTTATGGATGGAAGGAGATGTGCTGGTGGTGGATGAAGCACGCTCTTTTGGCCATGCGGACCTGGTGGTGGCTGAGGTAGAAGGGGAATACCGGCTATTTAAATCTCATCGCGTGGGTAGCCGTTGCCGTTTGCTGCCTGCCAACGGTGGAGAGGGATGCTTTATCACGCCCAAGCAGTATAAGGGCGTGGTGGTTCGGCAAGCCAGGTGTTGGGCGGTGTAGGTAATAATCCAGCTAAACGATGCCTTCTTGCCTGATGCTGATACCGCTGAAAATGCGCGGCTGTTAGGCTAGCCTGAAACGAAAACCCCCGGCCATGTGGAGTGGCCGGGGGTTTTTGTTGTGCGTGGTTATGCGTTTTTACGTGCTTTGGCCAGTTCTGCCATGGCAACCCGCGAGAGGAAGCCGCTTCGCGTTTTATCCCCTGGGTGGCTGGCGACAAAATCGTCAATCTGTTTCACCAGTAGGTCTGGCAATGTGACGTTGATTTTGTGGCTTTTGCCCAGGTAGGGGGTTAGGTCGATATTGATCACGGCCCAGATCCAGCCTTCAAAATCGGGGTTATCCATGTGGTGTTCGATGGAGGTGGCTTCGGGAATCGGGTCGCCGTAGTCGACGGCGACTTCTAGCCAGCCTTCAATGGCTTCCTTCGCGTTGACCATCGCCTCTTCAAAGGTATCGCCTGCTGAATGGCAGCCGGGTAAATCGGGCACCGCCACGCCGTAGGCGTGTTGTTCGTCGCCGCGTTCAATTGCAATGGGAAACAACATGCGTTGATCTCCTGTTGTGGTGCGGGGCAGCAGTGGCCAGCCTCATAAGAGGCCGGCGCTTTTTCTGATTCCCTTTACTAGCCCTGTGTTCAAATCCTTTTTGGGATGTGGCACGGTCACTGTGCCTGGCTTAGTCGGGTGCCTGAAATGGTGGTGGCTGCCTTTGACTCTCACTAACTCCCAGCCATCCGCTTCCAGTTCCTTGATCAGTGCTCTGCTGTTCACCTCCTGCCCCTTAGTTGTTGAATATGGGGTTACTATAACCCCGATTAGTGGGCGTGTCAAAAATGATAACCCCAATAACTCTAGGCGTGTGTTTGATAATGGTGGCATAGGCTTTCTTTACCGTGTCTGCATTTTGATTTCGCAGGTGTAGCCGCTGTTGGTGAATTGGTGGGTGACTTCGTCAATGATCCACGGGGTGGCGTCGATCTCGGGTTTGTAGCCTTCGGCGATGACCGGGGTTTCGGGATAGATGTCGGCGCGGCCTTCGGCCAGCTCCAGGGTGAATTCGGCATGCTTTCTCTGCAGGCGTTTTAGTTCGGCGCTGGCGGCCTGTATGGCATCGCCTTCGGTGGCGTAGGTGTGGCGTAGGCGTTTGGCGTTCTCGCTGCTGCCGACGAGTATTTCTTTGCGTTCGGCTTCGTCGAGATCCGACCAGAAGGCAATCACGCCGGTGAACTCTTCTCTATCCGCTATCAGATAGCGGTGGGTGTCTCCCACACCACGCTTTAGGGTGATTGAGGGGATGGCGGTTCCCCCGGCCGTTACGCCACCGTTCATGGGCATGAACAGCAGTTGGCCATTTTTGGCCATGCATAGGGCGTCATAGCGTTCGGCCAGGCGGTTGAGAAAGTGGAGGTCTGACTCATCGGTTTGATCGATATGGTCAATGAAGACCCCCGCTAGCGAAGGCGCCACGGTTGCCCCCAGCCCTAGCCGCCCGGCCGCGCTGCCAACCACCTGTTGTAAGGTTTTTTTGTGGTAGCTTTCGCAGCGCTTGGCAGGATTGCTTTTGCGCAGGTTGGCACTGCGGGCGCGGATTGTGAGCACATCCGGCGCGCCGCTGTGCTCCACTTCATCCACGGTGAATAGGCCACGATCCACCAGGGCTTCACCTTCCCAGCCAAGTGCCACACTTAGCACTTTGCCACGCGGGGGAATGGCGAGGCGGCCGTCGTGGTCTTCTAATGTCAGGGTGAGTTCATCGGCAGTGGTGTCGCGCCGGTCGGTAATGGTGAGACTTTGCAGGCGGCCGGTGGCGGCCATACCACCGATTGAGTAGGCGGGGCGGCGGGCAGGAATCATGCTTACACCAACCTTGGCACGGCGCGTAGGGCCATGCCTGCTAGTGGTCCAAGCATAGCCAGGAGGTTACCGTTATCTTCTTCTACCCGGTGCAGCACCATATCAAAATCAATTTGCTGGGCGGCGCCGTCGCGCATCAACGCGACCTTGCGCTCCTTTAGGCTTTCCATCACAAAAAAGCCGTAGTTTTTGCCTGTGCCCTCGATCAGTGGCCAAGCGTGGCCTTGGCTGGCCATATCTCGCAACTGATCCAGGTGGGGTTGGCCGCCGGTGAACTGGGGGTGCAGGGTGCCGGTGAGGGTGACGGTGTCTTCCCCTGGGCCGAGAAACTGCCGGGCGGGCAGTAGGCCTACGCGGCCTTGTGCTTCCTGCCGCCACCGCGTCTGCCGTTGCAGCTCTTGATACGCGGCGGTATCGAGGGCGAAGACGAACATGCCGTAAACCATCATCATAGAGTCACCTTAATCAATATCGTGGAAGGCGCTGCGGCGTGATGCCTGGGCGCGGCGTTCGGCATCGCGCAGGGCGCGTTGTACTTCGGCGTTTACCAGCCGTGCTAGTGCTTGTTCATCCATACTGGGGGCGGCGTTGATTTCGATGTTGATGCCGCCGTTGATAACTAGGCCACTGCTGGGCTGGCTGGTGTGGCTTTGCAGTGGCGGCCGGGCGTCGATCTGTACGCCGCTGGTGTCGATGCGTAGCGGGTCGAATTGCGGGAGTTCTGGCCATTCGAAAGCCAGGGTGTCCAAGCTGGGCAGTTCGGGGTGCTGGATCTGTAACGCACCCAGGCTAGGTAAAGCGGGCAGCGTTGGCTGCTTGATGCGCATTGCATCCAGCATGGGTATTTCTGGCGTAGCCACCTCGCTTATCACGCGGGGTGTTTCTGGCAACGCGGGCAGCGTTGGCTGCTCAATGCGCAGTGCATCCAGTGTGGGTATCTCTGGCGTGGCCACCTCGCTGATCAAGCGGGGCATTTCCGGCACGTGGATCTCTAGCGCGCCTAGCTCGGGCAACGCGGGCAGCTCTGGCCGTTCGATGCGTAATGCATCCAGCGTGGGCGTTTCTGGCGTGGCCACCTCGCTTATCAAGCGGGGCATTTCCGGCACGCTAATCTCTAACGCGCTCAGCTCGGGCAACGCGGGCAGCTCTGGCCGTTCGATGTGTAGTGCATCCAGCGTGGGTATCTCTGGCGTGGCCACCTCGCTCATCAAGCGGGGTATTTCCGGCACATGGATTTCTAGCGCGCCCAGCTCGGGCAGCGTTGGCTGCTCGATGCGCAGTGCATCCAGCGTGGGTATCTCTGGTGTGGCCACTTCGCTATAGAGCGTGGGCAGTGCTGGCAACGTGGGCGGTTGGATCTGAAACGCGCCCAGGCTGGGTAATGCGGGCAGTGTTGGCTGCTCGATGCGTAGTGCATCCAACGTGGGTATTTCTGGCGTAGCCACCTCGCTATAGAGCGTAGGTATTTCTGGCAACGCGGGCTGCTGGATCTCTAACGCGCCCAGCTCGGGTAATGGGGGCAGCTCCGGCCGTTCGATTTGCAGTGCATCCAGCGTGGGTATCTCTGGCGTGGCCACCTCGCTATAGAGCGTGGGCAGTGCTGGCAACGTGGGCGGTTGGATCTGAAACGCGCCCAGGCTGGGTAATGCGGGCAGTGTTGGCTGCTCGATGCGTAGTGCATCCAACGTGGGTGTTTCTGGTGTGGCCACCTCGCTGTACAGGCGCGGCAGGTCGGGCGCGCTGATCTCTAACGCGTCTAGCTCGGGTAACGCGGGCAGCTCCGGCCGTTCGATGCGCAGTGCATCCAGCTTGGGCGTTTCTGGTGTGGCCACCTCGCTGTACAGGTGCGGCAGGTCGGGCGCGTGGATCTGTAACGCGCTCAGGCTGGGGAGTGGGGGCAGCTCCGGCCGTTCGATGCGTAGTGCATCCAACGTGGGCGTTTTGGGTGTCGCCACCTCGCTCATTAAGCGGGGCATTTGTGGCAGTTCTGGGCGCCGAATCTCTGGTGCGCTCAGCTCTGGCAGCGTGGGGTGCTCTACCTGCAGGGCTTGCAGCGTGGGCAGCTCGGGGCGCTCAATGTGGGCGTGAAGCCCCGGCAATTGCGGTAGTTCTGGCGGCGGTGCTTCTATCGCCACCGCCGGTGACGTTATCCCTGCACTTAGCATTAATCCCGCTGCAGCGTCGCGCATGCGGCTGGCGACGCTACGTACTTGTTTAACGGGGCTGTCGGCGTCGCTTTCAATGCCGTTGGCCAAGCCTTGGGAAATGTAGCCGCCAATGGTGGCAAACACGCGGCTGGGGGAATGGATATCCAACCAGCCGCGCACGGTATCGGTCACACCGCTGGCGAGATTGGCGGCGCTTTCGGTTGCGCGGCTGGCACCGTCGCGGATGCCTTGCCCCATTCCGGCCGCTGTGTCCCGGCCCCACTGCATGGCGCGGCTGGCACCATCGCCGATGGAATCCCAGGCGCTGGCCATCGCTTCTTGCACCCATCCGGCGATATTGGCCGCCATGCCCATGACCTGGTCGCGTAGTGCCCCGGCCATGCTGGCGATTCCGTTGATCATGCCTTCAACGATGTTGATGCCAAAGCCTTCAAACACGCGGCTTGGCGAGTGGATGCCGAGCACCTCTTTAAACCAGTTGGCCACGCTGTTGGCCATGCCGGTGACCCACTCGCGTAACGCGGTAAGCTTTGCTTCCATCCCGCTCAGCAGGCCATCGATAACAAAGCCGCCCAAGCTACGGAAGCCTTCGGGCACTGAAATGCCCAACAGGTCTAGCGCGCCGGTGAAGGCGCTGTGAATGAGCCCCAGCGGCGACCAGTTGATGAGCAAGCGGGCAACACCGCCCACCCCTTCATCGAACGCGGCTTTCACTTGCTGCCATAGGCCCACGAAAAACGCTTTGATGGGTTCCCAAAACTTGTAGATCAGGAAGGCGGCACCGGCGATGGCGGCAATGCCCCAGCCGATGGGGCCCATGGCAACTAATAGCCCTTTAAGCGCACCGGCTACCCAGGGGATGGCGGTTTTGGCTATCCAGCCTAGTGCGGTGCCCAAGCCACCAACCTTGATGCCGAGCGTGGTCATGGCGAATTTGGCGAACAGCAGCGGGGAGAGGATGCTGGCGAATGTCATGGTGACGGCACCGCCCACCGTGGCGAGCGCGATCATGCCTGCTGCGGCTTTGGCGATAGTGCCCGCGAGTTCGGGATTGGCTTTGATCCATTCGCCCACGCCGCGCGTGATGGCGGTGATGGTTTGTACCAGTTCACGCAAGGGGCCATCGTTGGTGTCTGTGATGCTGATGCCGACTTCTTCCCAGGCGCTGCGCAGGCTCTTGAGGTCGCCACCGAGGTTGTCTGCCATGACGCGGGCCATCTCGGCGTTTTCACCGGCGTTGGTTTGTAGGGCGTTTATTAGCTCATCCAAGTCACCGTCGGCCATCCCATTGACCAGCTCGGTCATGCCGGAACCGGCTTCGGCGCCAAAGATCTTGGAGAGCAGTGCTCGGCGTTCGACGTTGCCGAGATCCCGCGTGGCGTTGTTGATGTCGCGGAGGATGTCGGGCATATCGCGCATATTGCCGTTGGCATCTGACACCTGCAGACCCAGTTGCTCCATGGCATCGCGACCTGCCTTGGCGGGATCGGTCAGTCGGTTGGCCATGGCGCGCATGGCGGTACCGGCCATGCTGCCTTGAATGCCGATGTTGCCCATTAGGCCTGCCATGGCGGCGGCTTGTTCCATAGTGAGGTCGAGGTCTTCTGAGCCGCCCAGGTACTTCATGGTTTCGCCGAGCATTTCCAGATTGACGTTAGCGCGGCTGGCGGTACCGGAGAGAATATCCGCGACGCGGGCCATCGCGCCGTCGGCTTCCATATCGATTTTGAAGGTGCCCGCGATGTTGGAGGCGATATCCGCCGCGCGGGCTAGCTCGGTGTTGTTGGCCAGGGCGAGATCTAGCACATCGCGCATTGAGGCCTGAATGGCTTCCGCGCTCATCCCTGCTCGTAGCAAAAACTCTTGGCCGCCGCCGACTTCGGTGGCACTGAATGCGGTGGAGCCGCCCAGCTCGCGTGACTGTTCACGCAACGCTTGGTAGCGCTCATCGTCAGCACTAAAGCGGCCTACCGCTTGTAGGGTGCTCATCTGTTCGCCCCAGGCCACGCCGGGGGTAAGCAGGCGGCTAGCGGCGTAACCTTGCGCTATACCAGTGCCGAACATGCCCATACCCACGCCTTGGGCGCGGGCAACGTTGGCCATGCCATTTTGGTAGCGGTCGCGGGCTTGGGTTAAGCGGCGTTGCCGCTCGGCGACCTCGGTTAAGTGGCGCTTTTGTTCTTGTAGGGTGGTGTTTAGCCGATCCTCTTTTGTTCGCAGCTCTCGCGAACTTCGACCGAGGTTGTCGGTACTGATGCCTGCCTCATCTAACCGCGTTTTTAGCCCACGGATGCGCTCAGTTTGAGTGGCGTGGTTTCGAGTGAGCTTTTTTACCTCTTCGTCTGCGTTGCGGGTTCGGTTGCGGTATTCCCGCATTGCTCTGGCGGATCTGTCGAACTCGGTTTGCTGGCCATGCAAGCGCACACGAGCGCGCTCTAATGAAGCGCTTAGCTGGTCGCTGGGTTGTTTGGTATTGAGCATTTCACGTGCTAGCCGGTCGTACTCTCGGCGGGCAACCGTCAGGCCAGACTTGATGCTTGCATGGGCTTCGCGTTGGCGTTCCAGGGCTTGAGTGTATTGCTGATTACGGGCGCGGGCGTCACGCATTGCGCGTGTAGTGGTGCGTAACGCAGCGTTGGCTTTGCGGTAGCTGGTGAGATCGCTTTGGGTGCGCTGCAGTTCTTTGAGCCGGTCGCGGGTTTCGCGCATGGCTTGGCCGGTTTGGCCAGCGCCTTGGCGTATGCGCTTCAGAGGGCCGGTGACACGGTCCACGGCGTTAAGCATTACCTGCAGGCGTAGATTTTGTGCCATCGACCGTTCCTATCTGCTGCGTTGTTTGCCTTTAGGCTTGCTGCCTTCGTGGCGTTTGCGGGCGCGTTCGCGCCACTCCATTAGCTCTTCGAGTTCCATGTTGTCCATTGCGCTAGGCTCCCAATGGAACACCATGGCCAAGTCGGCCATGGCTTCTTCAACGAACTCGGCGAGCGCTATGCCTCGATTTCCTTGAACTTCTTGGGGGTTAAAAAACCGTTCAGCGCCGTGCCGAGTTGCACCAAATCTACGATGTCCATGGTTTTCAGTTCGGCTTCGGTGAGCGCGGGCGTGGTAATGCGGGGCATGACCTTGGTGAGTGCTGCGACGTCCAGGTTCATGATGTCTACCAATGAGACGCCGCGCATACCGCCGGACATTGGCTTACGCACGGTGATTTCGGTCACAGTGTTTTTACCACGTTGCAGTGGGGTTTCCAGCTCGACCACTTCGGTGGGCACACCTGGGGCGGTGGCGGTTTGTGCGGCGGGGGCTTCGATCTGATTTTCAGTCTGTTGGGTCATGGTGATGTCCTATTCAAGAAAAGGGGTAAGGCCGCCGGGGCGGCCGTGGGGTGGGGGCTAAACGCCCAGGGCGGCGCGGCGCTCTGCCAAGCGATCCACACCGCGTACTTTGAAGACGTAGCCGGGAACGTCGCGCTCGATCACGTCTTCACCGTCAATGGTGAGTTTGAAATAGGTCAGGGTGGTGGTGATGCTGATCTGGTTGTTATCCCCCTTGCTTGCGTCGCCCATTTCGATAGTTTTGTGACGACCGCGCATGACGATCTCGACAGGAATGATGTTGCCGTCTTCGTCGGATTCGTAAGAGCCGGTCAGTCGCAGGAGTGAGGCATCGTGGATGGGCGAGCCGTAGTGATCGAACAGGCCGTCAACGGTCATACCGCCGAGCTTCCATTCGAATTCCTGCAGTTCGTTGCCCTGGTCGACTTCGATAGGGCCTTCCATACCACCCCCTTCGTACTCGACCATGCGGCGCGCCATTGTTGGTAGGGTGAGTTCGGGGATCTGGCCTTGCCAGTTATTGCCATCGCCGAAAAGGTTAAAGTCTTTGAGAATATGCGGAATCATCTAGGGCTCCTGCTTAAAGCTGGCGATTGAAGGCAACGCTGTCTGGGGCGACGCGGTTGGCAAAGTCGATCAAATAGCGGTCGGAAATACGCTGGTTGAGGGTGAGGTTTTCCAGCGGCGGTACCGGCGTGTAGTCGTAGTCGATGTACAGCTTGCCGCTTTTGAGCGTTTCTTTGCTGTTGAGCTCTTCATCAAACCAAGCGGAGCCGCCGAGTAAGTAGCCCCGACGGGTCAGCTCGCGGAACTTGGCGTTGATGCCTTCGATGATGTCGCGCACAAGGGACGGGTGCATGGGCTTGTCGATGGCCCAGAGGTGCGCTTCAGCAATGGTATCGGCCAACACCTGGGCGGTGCGGGTGTAGGATTCAAAAGCAAACAATGGATCTTCTGAGCAAGTGCGCGAGCCCCAGAAGCGAAAGCCTGATTTGTTGATCAGGGTGGTGATGTCGGCTTCGTTCAAATAGCCCGCATCGGTAGCGCTGCTTTGCAGGTCCCAGGAGATGTCCTTGGTGATGCCGGTCACACCGTTTACCGGCATGTTGGACAGCGTTTTGTGCCAGCCAATGTCGTTATCCAGTTTGGCGCGGTGGCCAAGTGCCTTGGCGACGGCAGAGAGCGGGCGGGTTTGTTCAGCGCTGGTATCAAAGGCTTGCCAGTTAGGCCAGATGACCATGACTTCGCGCTGGCCGAAGTTTTCCCGGTACATGTTGGCTTCTTCCTTGGTCTCGCAGCCGTGGGCGGAGACGTAAGCGAATGCTCGGAGTTGTTGGGCGATACCGGCAAGTTCGCTCGCGACGCTTTCGTTATCCAGCTCCGGCACGCCGAGGATGCGGGGTTTGACGCCCAGGCGGGTTTCAGCGGCGGTGAGTGCTTGCATGCCGAGCTTTTTACCGGTGGCATCGACACCGCCGATAATATTCGCGGTGGTGGCGTCTTCGTCGGCACCTTCTTCCACACGCACAGCAATAATCAGCGGGCGGGTTTCGCTGACAATGGCAGCCAGGCTGCGGCGTAAGGTACCGCTTTCACCCGCTTGCCCCATGGCGGTGTAGGGGTCGGTGATAAGTACCGGCGTGTTCAGCGGGAAGGCGGTTTCATCGGCCAGTGGTGCGGTGGCCACCAAGCCAATCACGGCGGTAGATACGGTGCGGATCGGGCGGGTGCCCTGGTTGATTTCAACGACGTTCACGCCGTGTAAGCGGTCTGCCATGCTTGTCTCCTGCGCAGGTTCAAGCGGATAAAGGTTTCTGTCTCGAAAGAACCTTTATGCTGATCGGCTTACGCGCGGGAGGGTAGCGGCGGGCGTTGTGCGGGGAGTGGGGGACAGAAAGCTTAAGATACTGTGTTCAAAAATTTGACTAACCCTGATTTATCTTTAGTGTTTCCCAGCAAAATATAACTTAATGTTAAAAATGACGTGGCAAGGGGAACGTATGAAGTGCTTTAAAATTATCGGGTTATTGGCTGGATTGGCATTTTTGCACGGCTGTGCGGCGATACCCGAATCACATGATCTGGAATATGAACCGCAAGCCGATGTGGCGGCGTTGGAGGGGGCTTCCGAAGTGTCGGTGAATGTGGTGGTTACCGATGAGCGCGAAGACCAACGTCGTATTAGCCACAAAAAATATAGCTATGGCGGCTTTGCTATGGCGTCGATTTACAGCGAGGAGCCCGTAGAGAAGGAATTGCAATCGGCCATTGAGCAGGAGCTGATAGCTAGAGGGTTTGAAATCGGCAGCGGAGCGTCCTTAACTATCCAGAGTGATATCATAAAGCTGTACTCAAACTTGCACCTGATTGATACATTTTTCACGGGAAAAACAGTCGCCGATTCTACGATTCAGGTAGAGGTGGTGTCAGAGACAAACGATGTATTGTTCAGCCGAGAAATTTCGGTTAGCCCTGAGCATAAAGGGGTGATGTACATGTCTTCTTATAACCTAGCCAGACCCATTGAAATGGCAATGGAAGAAACGCTCGATGAGCTGTTCGATGATCCGCTGTTTATAGATGCTTTGCTAAGCAATAGCCACGCCAGTGGTATTAGGTAACGATAGCTCCAGCCCGAAAATGCTAAGCCCGCCAAATAGGCGGGCTTGGTCGTTCTGGGCTAGGCGGTGAGTTTAGGCGGCATCTGGTCGGAAGCGGTTGAGCTGTTCGATGGCTTGCTGGGCGGCGGCCTCTGCCGCTTCGATAGTCTCGGCACGTTGCACTGCCGCTTTCCCGCCCAGGCGGGCGCTGCGAATGGCCCCGAGTGCCTGCTCCCACTGCTCGGCGGTGGCCACAATCTCGGTGGCGGCGGCTTCGGCGCTCACTCCGAACATATCGATGTGATCCTGTACGCTCGATGGAATGGCGTTTTCGTCTTTGCCGCTTTCTATCCAAGCCACCGCTTCTTGTTTGGCGAGTAGGTACTCTTGGTCGATGTAGCTGCCGGGGCTGACGAAGGCGGCGCGGGCGTTGCCTGCGGCGGTGTCGATATTGGCGTTTAGTGATAAATGCAATTGGCTAACTACAATGCTCTTGGGGACACCAGCATCAAGTGCTTCTTGGGTGCTAAAACCAGTATATGTTTTGCCATCATGTGTAAATGTGTTCATGCGTATTTTCCATTTGAGAGAGGTTTTTAGTTAAATAATTTTAGTTACTGACTGCCCCTTTCTTGGCAATATAGGAATTTTCTCTTAATAGGAAAATATCTTCCAATGTTTTGTCACCGAATCCAGAGTAAGTTACTTGGTTGAGAGATAAAACTTTAGGGTCTAAAGTGTCAAAAATCTCTTCATTGTTTCCCTCATTGAGAATCTCTGTTTGGTACATCAAAACATTATAAATACCGCTGCGCGTAGTGAATAGACGAAAATCTTGCTGTTTGATAACGCAGCGGCTAAATTGAACGTTAAACATTGCTGCTTCGCTAGTGCCACCGCCCCGACTAAAGGTGCCACCAAATTCTGAATTGTAATTATTGCTAGTGGGATACGGGAATAGCCCCATCGCTTTTTGCGTATCTGTTATTTTCCCTGTTTCTAATACGATTGACTCGAATCGTATATCTACTCGCGTGCTGGCTTGTACAAATGATGCCTCTAGATTGACATTGTCCACACGTATATTTGGGGCTATTTTCAAAACTGCTCTACTACCGTAGTCTCTGCTGTAAATTAACAATGTTTTATCAGATGCTTCGTAGGGATTAAAGCCATCTTCTTTTCTAACTGTATGCACCTGTCCATTTTTTAACGAAATCTTTCCACTCGCACCGGAAGGGATTTCTTTAATCGCTCGGCCGATTGTTTTAAATGGAGTGGCTATACGGCCATTGTTATTGTCATCACCCTCCTCAGCATCAACGTGAAGTGAAAGCGACATCGTTGTGCGAATTTGATCAGGTACCGCTGTTAGTGCGGTAGTAACTTTATTATCAATCCCCTTCATCTTGTTAGCGACTTCACTTGTCAGGTTATTGGCGGCACCAACCAGGTTGGCAATTTGGTTTTCTAGGCTCATGGGTTACTCCACTGGGGTGGCTTGGATGGTGGCGGCGCCCTGATTAAAGGCGGCGGTGAGTTCAGTCAGGGCGGTGCTGAGCTGAGCTTCCAGCGCGGCGTGCTGGGTTTTGGTGGCCTTGGTACCGAGCTGCTCGGTGATGGTGGCGGCAAAGTTGGGGTTGTTGCCCAGCGCCTCGGCGATTTCGGCCAGGGTGTCGAGGGCTTCCGGGGCGGCACCGATTAGCGTTTGGATACGCTGGTCGACCTGCGTTGGCGTCATCACCTCGCTTTTATCGGCCTTGTTGCGCAACTTGCCGTCGATCACGCCCAGGGTGTGGGTGACGGCCTGGCGCAAGGCGCTCAGGTTATCGGTAAAGCTCATGGGGTTTCCTCCTGGGCGGCCATGGCACCGCCGTAATAGGTAAAGTCATCGCGTAGGGCGTTCATTAACGCGGCCACCTGCTGGGTCGCGCTTTGGTTTTCTTTTAGCTGTTCCACCAGCTCTTGCGGCAAGGTGCCCGGTGGGCCTTGTAGGCCGTGACTGATGACCTCAAAGCGTGGCGGTGCGGGTAGATGAACCGTGACCGAGCGCGCGGGCATTTGAACGGTGAGACGGCTAGCGTTAGCCATGGGCTGCCTCCGGATATACGCCGGGCAATAGTTGGAAGTGCCCGCGTAATAGGCTGAACACATCACCATTTGGAAACGTAATGCGCAGCTCGTAACGGGCGCCTGACCATTCGCGGGTGATCTTTCCGGCGGTTTGTTCGGGGCGGATATGCACGTTGATACCGCCTTGTTCCGGCGTTAGCTGAATGCCGTTATCGGTGTCAGCGCTGAGCAGCAGCGCCCCTTGTGCGCTGGCGACCACCAGGCGTGCCTCACAGCCGGTGAGGTCAACCGGCGTGGCGTTGGCATCGTCACTTCGCCACACCATACCGAACCGGTAGGTGGTGCCTTCAATGACGGTGAGGGTGGGCGCCTGGGTGCTCATGCGCGTTTCTCTAACTCTTGAACGCGAAAGAGGAGATCCACTTGGCGGGCCATGTTGGCCACGGTAGCGGCGGCAGTGGCGGTGTATTGCTCCCCCCAGGCCGCCAGGGAGAGATCCGCACCGGTGGTAACGATGGTGACGGAATCCGCTGGCAGGGCATCCAGGCGTAAATCGAACGCGAGCAGTAGCGGCACGTTGTTGGAGACATACGCCAGTGGCTGCTGATCAGACCAGATAGCCAGCAGAGTGCCGTCCTCTAACTGGAAACCCACTTCCCGTACCCAGAATTCAGGGCCATCGCCATCTACCACACCGGTGACGTGGAGTTGTCGATCCGCAAGCTTTTTGCCATCGGCAATGGCCACTCGGCGGCGTTGGTTGCCCAGTGAGGTATGAGTGGGTTTTGGGTCGCGAGCTTTATCGCCGAGCACGATATGGGTAATACGAGCTTGCAGGCCATCGCCTTCGGCGTTGAAGACGGCGTTCAGGCCCGCCAGGGTGAGCGTGGGTACTAGCGCTGTCATGTTGGGGTCTCCATTGAGTAACGGGCCAGCGCCGTAGCCTGACAGGTGCAGGCGACGCCGAGCGGGGTGGGTAACAGCCTCGCCTGGGCGTTGAGGTTGGCGGCATGGCGGGCAATGGCCAGCGCCTGTTGCACGGCGGTGACGGCGGCGCGGCTGGTGGCCTTGAGCGGGGCTTGTTCGGCATTGGCGCTGCGTCGGGTCGTAGCGGCGCTGCGTTGGGCACTGTTGATGGTGATGCCTGCGCTGGCCTTGAGTGGTGGCGTAACGGCGTTGGCACTTTCATGGCGTAGGGCGCTGCCTTTGAACGTGCTGCTGGCCCCCATGCTGGAAGGGCCAAAACG